GATGAGCGTGTTGACGTCATCCCTGTTTCAGATCCGAATATTTTCTCGATGGCGCAGCGTATTATGCTCGCACAACAACAGTTAATGATGGCTACCCAGGCACCAGAACTGCATAACCTGAAAGAAGCCTATCGACGTATGTACAAGGCAATGGGCGTTGATGATATCGAAGCGATTCTCATGCCGGATAATAAACCGCAGAACCTGACACCGATGCAAGAACATCGTAATGTCTTGATGAATATCAAGCTGGAGCCGATTCCTGAAATGAATCATGCAGCTCATGTTCAGGGGCATTTGCTGATGTTGAGTCACCCGGCAATTAAAACGAATATCGAATTTGCCAGTAACTTGATTCAGGACATTATGGGTCATATTTCTTTTATCGCCCAGAATACAGCACAGCAAACGGGTCAGGATCCGACAATGCTGGAGCTGGAGCTGTTTAACCAACTCATGCCGCAACTGTCTGAAGTTAAAGGTGATCCGACAATTGCTGCACAAGACAGGCAACTGGATATAGAACAGGAGAATAACCGTATGGATGCGGTTACCAAACTTACCGAGATCGATTCTAAAGAGCGGATCGAGGTACAAAAAGAAGGCACGAAGTTAACCACGGCGGACATCAATGAACGAATTGAGTTATTTAAAGCAGCAATTGCAAGACAAGATTCAGCTGAGAGAGGATCGAATTAACTCTGGTAATTGCGCGACTTTTGAGATATACAAGCAACTTACAGGAGAACGTACAGGTCTGCTCCTTGCAATAGTTGAAATAGAAGACCTGCAAAAACGGCTAAATGAGGACAATAATGTCGAATGACGGCCCGCAAACTTTCGGCTCTAGTAGTGCCGCAAAAGTACCAAACCTGGTGTTACGAGACACCATAGGTAAACCTGAAAAAGAACAGGAGCCTCAAATATCTCGCGAAGAAAAAGCACAATCACAGTTGGACAAGTTACCTCGTCCGACAGGGTATCGTATTCTTATCGTACCCTATAGCTATCCCCGAGCGAGTAAAGGCGGGATATTGCTTGCAGATTCCACACTCAAGACTGAAGAACTGGCAACAACAGTAGGTTATGTTGTATCGCTTGGTCCGGATGCCTATAGTGATGCAGGTAAATTCCCGGACGGCCCCTGGTGTAAAACCGGTGATTATATATTGTTTGGTCGTTATGCTGGTGCCCGTATTGTCATGCAGGGAGAAGATAACGATGATCTTCCTTTGCGCCTGTTGAATGACGACGAGGTATTGGCCGTGATTGATAATCCAGAAGATTACGTGGGGATTAAGTAATGGCAAGAAAACCTAAAGATAAAGAAGCAGAAGATCTGATTGACGTCGGCGATGAGGATGAGAGTGCAGTTGATATAACATTGGAAGATGATGTTAATCCGAATATCTCGGATCAGCTGCAGACAACTGCCGAGGCACCCGAGACCGATGATTTTGATTCGGATGACGAAGAAGAAAAAGTAGAACTTTCGCCCGAGGAAATACTGGAGGCGTTTCTTAAAGATCATCCCGAGGTCCGCGAACTTCGTTCTAAGGACATCAAGGGGCGTATCGATAGGCTGACTTATCAACAAAAGGAAGCAGAGCGCCGCGAACAGGCTGCGATTGAATATGCTCGAAATGTTCAAAAAGAAAACGCAGAACTTAAATCGAAGCAGCAGCACCAGGACGGGGTGTTCATTAACGAACATAAAGCACGTCTGGAAGCACAACTGGCTACTGCCAAAGAGCAGTATAAAGATGCCCAGGAAGCTGGAGATCCTGAACTACTAGCAGAAGCCAATGTACTGTTGGCTCGTACTTCAGCAGAGCTGGCCCAAGCGGAGCAGACAGAAACCCGGTTCCAGCGTTTTATTCGCAGTAGCAAGCCACCGGAAGAAACACTGGTTCCTTATGCTCCGGAGCCATCTCCGAATCAAAGACCTCCGGTCGATGCCAAGGCTGAAGCATGGGCAAAACGTAATGAATGGTTCGGTGAAGATGAAGAAATGACACAAGCCGCCTTGTCAATCCATAATCAACTGGTTACGCAGGAAGGTTATATACCAACGGGTAATGGGTATTACGCAGAACTGGATTCAAGGTTGCGTCGTAATTTCCCGGATAAGTTTGAAAAACCGGCAACATCGACCGCTGCACCACAAGGTCAGCAGGTTGTAACGCCACCTAGTAGTACGTCGAATATGCGTAATCCACGTGGTAAACGCAATATCCGACTGACACCTTCACAAGTGTCAATTGCTAAAAAATTAGGCGTACCCCTTGAAGAGTATGCAAAATACGTTGTATAGTATAAATTCACTTACAGGAAATATCCTGCACTTAGAGAACTTAAATGGCTCGAAGCACGGCTAAAGAAACAACCAGAACCCCACGTTCTGCTGATACTCGCGAAAAACAAACGCGCAGAAAAACATGGCAACCGCCAGCAATGTTGGAAACGCCCGAACCGCCTCCCGGTATGAGATATCGCTGGATCAGAGCGGAGATGATGGGCGAACAGGATAAGACGAACATAGGGAAAAAATTCCGCGAAGGATATGAACCCGTTCATCCAGATGAAATTGACGATTCTTATAATCTGCCAACAATTGACGACGGTAAACATGCAGGTGTAATAGGTGTTGGCGGACTGATTTTAGCCAAGATTCCGGAGGAAACTGCGGAAGAACGGCGTGCTTACTATCGCGATTTGACGAACTCACAAGTGAGAGCGTTAGATAACGAGCTGCAAAAAAATTCACATGCTGCCATGCCTATAGGGGCACCAGAAAGGCAGACTCATACTACCTTCGGAAACCCTGAAAATAAACCCAGCTCAAAATAGTTTGAGCTGATTTTTTTGTTTGTTTTTTAGGAGAGATTAGCAATGGCTAATGTCGATGCTCCGAACGGGTTTACTCCTGTTCGCCACCTTACGGGTGGCACAATTCGCATGGAGGAACTGCCGCTAGCTAGTGCAACAGCTGCGTCTATTTTCTCTGGCGACGTGGTAGAGCTGCTGGCTACTGGTTATGTTTCGGTCGGTACTGCAAGCTCTGCCAGTTTCGTAGGCGTGTTTGCCGGATGTAGTTATACAGCTGCAGATGGTACTCGCGTTTTTTCTAAAATGTGGACTGGTGGTACAGTTACTTCGGGTTCTGCAGATGCGATAGCATATGTATATTCAGATCCGAATATTGTATTTGCAGCTCAAACGTCGGGCACTGCTGCATTCGCAGATAACGGTGCACTTCTGGATCTGGAAGCTACAGCAGGGGATACAGTTACCGGTCGTTCTCGTCAGGAAATTGATGAAGATGCCAGTGCTGATGATTTCTTTCGCCAAGTCGGACTGGTCAAAAAGCCAGATAATGCTTGGGGTGCTAATGCCGAGATTGAAGTCGTTATCTCCAAACATGCTTATGGCGCACAAGCAGGAGTAGCAATCTAATGGCTATCAATAGAGCACAACTAGTTAAAGAGCTGGAGCCTGGTCTCAACGCACTGTTTGGTCTGGAATACGCACGGTATCCTGATGAAACAACTATGCTGTTTGAGCAAGAAGGTTCCGATAGGGCATTTGAAGAAGAAGTCCTGCTGGAAGGTTTTGGCGCAGCGGTTGTAAAAGCAGAAGGCGGCGGGGTCACTTACGACGCTGCAGCTGAAGCATGGACCGCACGTTACCAGCATGAAACGATTGCCCTGGCGTTTGCACTTACCGAGGAAGCGATTGAAGATAACCTGTATGACAAGCTGTCTGCTCGTTATACCAAGGCCCTTGCTCGTTCTATGATTCATACCAAGAACGTAAAAGGTGCTTCAATCTACAATAATGCATTTGATAGTAACTTTGCAGGCGGCGATGGTGTCGAACTGCTGGGTACGCATAATCTGACAGGCGGCGGTACGTTGGTAAATGAGCCAAGCGTTGCAACCGATCTGAACGAGACTGCACTAGAAAATGCATATATTGAAATTTCCAAGTGGCTGGATGAGAAAGGACTGAAAACTGCGATCAAACCCACGATGCTGTGTATTCCTACAGATCTGTGTTTTGTTGCGGAACGCATCCTGAAATCTACCCTGCGTGTGGAAACTGCAGATAACGATATCAACGCACTACGCAGTAAGTCGGCTATCCCTGGTGGTTACGAAATCAATCATTACTTTACCGATCCGGATGCATGGTTCTTGAAAACTGATGCACCCAATTCACTGAAACGCTTTAATCGCGTTGCAATGAAAACCGGTATGGAAGGTGATTTCGAAACTGGTAATGTTCGCTACAAGGCTCGTGAACGCTACAGCTTCGGCTGGAGTGATTATCGTGGTTTGTACGGATCACCGGGTACTCCGTAAACTGAAGGAAGGAACTTCGGGATAATTACCGTCCTCCTGATGTCTACTCCTTCATCATTGTGGTAATTATCATTGCCCCTGGGTTTACTCAGGGGCTTTTTTATCATAAGGTACTTACTATATATCCCCGGTGATTGGCACCAGGGAGTTGACCCCACGCCAAAGGGAGGAATATAACCATGGCAGCAACACATTTTTCAGGTCCTGTTATTAGCGCAGCTGGTTTTCAGGAAGGTACTGCAGCAGTCAATACCATTGCAGCTGCTACTACACTGACAGCAGATGATAGTGGAAAAATTCATTTTTTAAATGCAGCCGGTGGTGCAGCAGTAACTTTGCCCGCACCTGTAGCTGGTATGAAATTTCGTTTTGTTGTTGCTGCTGCTTTTGCAACAACAGACTGGACTATTGTTACTAACGCAAGCGCCAATATTATTCAAGGTGGTGCTGATGTAAATGGTACCTATACTCCAGCATCCAATGAAGATACGATTACTTTTGTATCAACCCTGGAAACACTGGGTGATTATGTTGAGTTGGTTACGGATGGTACTAACTGGTTTGTAGAAGGTGCAGCTGGTGGTGCTTTGGGTATTACCTTTACCGCGACGTAATAAATGGCTACATCTGGCACGACTACTTTTGAGCTAGATGTATCTGATGTTAT